ACACTCATGTCTTTTATCATAAATTTTTGCACTTTATATTCAGGTATATTAGTTGTTCTCATCATAATATGTTTTGATTTACCAATACTATATGGTTTAGCAAAACCATATGGATCATCACCAAAATCTTTTATGTTATCAACTGTTTCACTAGCAAATTTTCTAGCTTGATCTAAAGATAAGACTTCATCAGTTTTATATCCACTACCAGTCCATCTTGTATATTTACCTTCTTCTAAAAAATGTTTTGCAAATACTTCTGTCAATTCATCTGCCACTTCTTTATTTTCTCTAATCCTAATTTTATCATAGTAAATAGGCATACGAAAATTTTCTCGTGTTGGATTGTACTCTTCGTAAAAAGCTATTCTATCTGCCATTTTCTTTCTGTTAATAGATAAAATATTTCTAAAGATAGGGTCTTTTTCCATTTGTATTCTTTTGTCATAGTTTTGCAGTTCAGCAATTAGAGATTTTAATCTACCTTTAATAATACTTTGATTCATAAACACACCAGTATCTTGTGCAAGTTGATCAAAATATTTATTATAGGCTTCTATTTTTCTTATAGCTTCTTTTTTAAACTCTGGTAATTGTGGATAATAATTAGCTTTCCATTTAGGGTCACTCATAAGAATATTTAAATTAATCATTTCTTCTTCAAACTCTTTAGGAGTAGGAAACTTTTGATCTGCTCTTATAGGTCCTTGTCCTGCAACATCACTTGCATAAAATGTTTCAGGTTTTTTACCCATAGCATTCTGATATCTAACTAAAGGTCCTTGATAATCTATACCCATAAATCTACCAGTACCTTCAGTTTTGATTAGATTATTCATATATATTTTACGAATGTCTGCTTCTAAATGTAAACCTTTACCACTATGAATATTTTGCATCATATCAATAGATTGTATAGGTGGACCTTTTATAGGAACAGAACCATTATATGCTACGTCTAAATGAAACTTTTTGACTTCAGGTGGTGCTTCTCTACCACCATATTTAAATAATTGTAATCTTCTTGATGGTAAAAGATAATTAGTAAAAGCAAATCGATCTATAGTTTCTTCTTTTAGTCCACTATTAATTGGTCCATTTTCATAAGTCTTATCAAGTTGTTCTACATTTTCTACTTTAGGATTTGGATTTTTTTTCTTTTTATATTTATCTGCAATCTTAGTAAAACGATTAGCAACACCTCTAGCACCACCACCTAGTAGACCTGCAAATACAGTATTACCTGCTATGTTAGTTGTTGTTTCAATAGGAGTATTAAAAGGATCAAAGGGCGCTCTCAGTAATTCACTACCAATACCAAATATACCACCAACCTTTGCTGACTCTTTTGCCACACCAAAAGCAGACCTAGCTGTCCAAGCAGCACGAATACCTACATTAAAAACTGGGTGAAAGAAAGCTATATTCAAAGGGTCAACTACACCTGCTAGTATAGTCGAAGCTAATCCTGCTCTATCGTAGACTCTTCTATTCTGTTCTATTGACTGAATATTTTGTTTTATAAAGTTATAATGATCTATATTTTTTGCTCTTGATAATTCTTCTGCATAAATAAAATCATTATTATCTTGTACAGTTTTTTTAAAATCAAATTCTTCATCATAGTCTACATCTGCAAACATATTATGTTCTTGTACTGCATTAGTAATAGGAAGCCATTGATATTTAATACCTGAAGCAAAACTATCATAAAAGTCAGGATCAACTCTACCCTCACTATCAGGATATATAAAATGTAAAGGTGTAAAGTCCTGATTACCAGTTGGTTTAAAATCAGTTACAATACTATCAGTATATTTTAGTTCCATTACATATACTCATTATTTAAGAAATCTACATTATCTCTTATATGAAATCCTAAGTTACCTACTCTATCTTTGACTCGTCTTGCTGTTTGGTAGTATAATGGAGTCTTTGTTGGACCAAACTTACCTTCATTATAAACTTGATGAAATCCTGCTAACTTAAAATAATAGTTTCTTAAATCAATATCCTCTGCATTTATAGCATTTTCTATTGCTGCAAAATATAAAGGAAATTCTTTTTTTAATCTTTCATGTCCATACTGATATGAAAAATCTATAAGTGCTGCTTGTCTTGCTGTTGCTAAGTTAGAAAAGTTTTCATAATCATTATTGTAGGTATCATAAATCTTTTTGATTTTATTATTATACATTTTAATACCAACTTCTTTAGGTAATCCAATATTATTTCTTTTAAAATCATTAGCCATTTTTAAAAGTTCTTTGCCATCAAACTTACCTAATAATAATTTTTTTTGTAAATCTTTTAAAGGTTGCACAAGTTCAGTTGGCATCTCTGCATAATCAGCATCTTCTAGATATCTTACATTAAAACCAAACCCTAAACTTATTGTATTTCTATCTCTATATGTACCAGTACGATAACCTTCATGTTTAGCTGTATACTTAGATATATCAATCATATTATCTTGTATTTCTACTGCTACATCAGGAGTCATAAACTCTTCATATAGGTTCATAATTTTATCTTTAAAACTAAAATTATCTATTGTTTGTTTAGTCATTATTCTCCATGCAGGATTTTCATAACCTTTTTCTAATACTTTATTTTCTAAGTAATTAGTTTCTAATCCATTAACATAGTTAGTAAAACCTGCATCTTTTAATTCTTCTTCTGCTCTTTTACTATCAATGGATAACTTAGTAGGATTAATCATTTCATAGCCATCAACTTCAGATATCTCAGTCTTTTCTACTTCAGTATCAATAGGAAGATTTAACATTCTTTCTGTGAAGCCACCTACAAATTGTCTTGGCACTACTGGTCCACCTTTAAAATCATCATAACCAGAGCCACCTGCTCGTGGAGAAATAGGTGTAAACATATCACCATATTCAAACTGCATAAACTTAGGTTTATATAAACCACCATCTTTTTTACTGTTTGCTATTTTTATTAGTCTAGAATTAAAAGCATTATTAAGAGATTGCTTTCTAAGTTCTTCGGCATCAATAGCATTCTTTTTATCAAACTCAATAGTGTTTATGGTTATAGTACTACCTTCTTTACCTTTAATAGGCTCTGCAAATCTATTTACAAGTGTAAAACTTTGATCTCCAAACTGAGAGTTTCTAAAATCAGGTAATAGAAATACATCATCACCAATACCACCAAAATCATTACCTCCATTATCAAACAGTTCTTTATTCACATAAGCAATAAAATCATTATACTTTGTACCGTATTTTCTTTTTGGTGAGTAAATAGTTTTTGTATCAATGTCTCTATGAAATAAATCTATAACATTATCATCTTCTACAAACATTGTTTCATAAGTATTAAACAAAACTTCTTTTACACCATCAAAAGTAAAGTCAACATTTTCTCCACCAATACCTTTAAGTTGTTTATAAAATAATAGTTTTTTTGTATAAGGTCGCATCATAGACCAAGCATGACGAGGAACATTAGCTTTTTCTAATACAAAATCTAAACCTTTTTCTACAGATTCTACATTAGCATTATCATCAAAAGCATTAACTGTAGTAATCACAGCATTATTAACTTGCTCTTGATTAGCAGGTAAAGTATTCACTAAGTTATAAGCCTTAAGAATATCACCACCATTAACTCTAGTTATATGATCTATTACATTCATTTTACCATAGACATCATCATAACCATTTAGCGTACTTTTACCATCAGGGGTATAAGCTATATTTCTCCATGTATCTAAATGTCTTTGTGCAAATATTTGTTTTTGTTGTAGAGTTGCATTTGCAAAAGGAGGTCTATTTAAAAAATTATTTGTCGAATATAAATTATGTATTGAATTAGGTAAAAATGCAGCATTAGATAAATTTTGTAACATAAGATTATATTTATCTGTTGGCAAAGTAAAAAAAGTTTGTAAATCAAATTTATCTATATTTAAATTTTTAGCTAAACCTGCATCAAGCATATCTCTATTTTTTTGTGTATTTTTTAATATAAGACCAGAAGTACCATTCAAATAAGCACTACCTTTTGCAGCAGTATTCTCATTCTTTAATAATCCATTAGTGAGTTTATTTGCATCACCTGCACGATCAGATATTCGTCTTGTAATAAAATCCATATCTGTTTTATCAAGTGATAATGTTTTTCTTAAGTCATGTATTTTTTTTAGTTGTGGCAAAGTTAATGTGCCAACTGATGAATTAAGTAATGTATTTATTAATTGTTGACTTGGTTTTTTACTTTGTATTAATTGTTCTATTCCTTTAATAGCACCTGAGTTTTCTCCTAAAGCATCAATAGCATTATTAATAACACCAAAAGCAAGATTACGTTTTGCATCTTTTCTTAATTCTTGAGCCTTTGGTCCTTTAATATCACCACTTGCTATAAGTTCTGTAATTTGTTCACTAATTTTTTTTTGTGCTATAGCTAAATCATCTTTCTTTTTTTGTAATATTTCACCTTCAACTAAATCAGGAGTTCCTGCAAACTCAAAATTTTCTATATCATATTGTAAAGTTTCTAATGTACCTATAGTATTTTCAACAGCTATAAGTTTATTAGCACCAGCAATTCTTTCTTCTCTTTCTATAGTGTCATTTAATATTTTATTAGAGTGAAGAACTTGTTTGTTTACAATCTTTGCTTTGAACTCAGGTATATAGTCAGCCATACCATTAGCACGAAATGTTTTTTCTAAACCTAAAATATAATTTTGTGCTTTTGTATCAAAAGTTTTTTTATCTAATTTATTTTCAGCATGAAGTTTATTAAAGTATTCATTAGTTTTATTAATCATAGCATTAGCATATCTTTGACTTAAGATAGCATTTGCTTTATCTGAACCTACTGCTGTAAATCTTGGTCGTTCAAATCTAATTTTACCTTTATCATCTTCAATAACTAATGTTTTAGCAGTATTAACATCTTTTTTTATTGCATCATTTTTAGCTTCTTCCCATGCAATCTTTTGAACTGAGTTAAATAAATTAGCTTGTGCTACAGCTAAATCAACTGCACCAGTATTTGATGACACTACACCAACTGGTCTATTTCTAAATGTTGTTGCTTTGCTTTTAATAAATACCATTTAAACAACTTTACTTGTATTATATCCTGCATTAAGCATTGTTCCAAATGCTTGTAGACGATATGCTTTTGATTTATTGTTTGCTCTTAATACTGCCATTTGTGCTTCTTGTGAAAACTTAGATAGTTGTGCCATGCTTTGTAATCTTGATCTATTATCTGCTATTCTTGTGTTTTCTTCTGCTTTTTTAATTAAGGCTTTTAATGATCTATCACTACCTTCATCTCTGCCAGTTACACCTGCAAGTGCAATGTTAGTTGCTTCATAAGATTTAAAATCTGCCATAATTGCATTATGATCTTGCAATGCTTTTAGTTGTTCAAACTTAGCTTGTTCTCCTATTCTTCTTGCTGCTAAAGCACCTTCTTGTTTTGCTGCTCTTGCTGCTTGATTATAAGACTCTGCTGTTAAAAATGCTGATGCTATTGCTAATTCTATCAAAATGCCACCTCTACTATCATGCCATTAATTTGTAAATCCAAAGGAAAAGACTGTGATACTGTAACTCGTGGATCACGACTATATCCTAATAATCTAAATTCTTCTTTACCAGTTACTGCAGTTCTATCTGCTGACATATCATCTGTTACATTTCTTATAACTAAATCTCTTGTAGTTGATGTAGTATTTGGTCCACTAACACTTACAGCAAGTGTTTCAAATAAATCTAATGTAACTTTAGGTATTTGTCTTGGCTCTCCAGTCAAAGGTCCTCCAGTAATCTGTGCATCTATAGGTAATGTTTTAAGTGTAGGTGTAAAAGCATAGCCAATAAATGCTTGTGTTATTCCAGTTTTAACACTACTGGCATCTATTTGTCCACCTGATACTGTAAATGTGCCAAGAAAGTCATTACCATTTGTAGCTTTTACACTTGCACCATTGCTAAAATGAGAAGTCAAACTACCAAACACACTAGAGCTACCACTAAAAGTATCACAAAAATCCATTGGCATATCATCTTGAAACTCTTCTAAAAACAATTTTGTTGATCCTGAGCCATCATCTCTTGCACATACAACAAACAATCTTTCATGTACTGCACATATACTATGCCATAATCCTTGTGTATTCCATAGACTCCAACCTGCTTTTTGATCTCCTCTTATTGAATAAAAAACAGCAATAGTGCCATCATTATTAATTAAAAAAGCATAAGACTCACTTCTATTTAATGCACCTTTAATAGATGTTTGTTGTACTGGATCAAGTATAAGATGAGGTGCAAGACCTGATACTGCAACAGAAGTGTAAGCACCTTCTGCATCTGTAAATAAAAACTCTCTTAATGCACTACCAGTTTTTTGTATAAATAAAGTTGCACCATCAAATACAGTTGGTCTTACAAAACTGCTACCAAAAGGTGTCTGTCTTCTTATCTGTGCATTAGAAGGTGTAACTGGTTTATTAGATATAGTAGGAATAAATAACTCAGCACCAGTAGTAAATATTTGTAAATCTCTATTAGACACTAAATGTCGTATAGAAAATATCTCACCAACATTAGCAGTAAGATCAAGAGCATCATTATCTTCTGCATCACCAATATCAAAATTAAAAAACTGTCCTGACTTTGAACCCCAAATACCATCAGGCTGTGCAAGTGTGCCACCAAACCATAATCTATTTTGATGAAAGGTAACAGCAGCAGGATAACCACGAAGAGCAGAATAACTTTGTTCACTAAACTCAGTAGTTGCAGCACCAGTAATAATACGAGGACTACCACCACCAATAGCACTTGAAGTAGCAGTTGCACTACTACCTGCTGTAAACTCAAAAGTATTTTCGTCAGGCACAGCAGTAATAGTTCTTGTGCCATTAATATTACTATTGGCAATACCACCAACTGCACCTGCTCTTTCCACAGTAATTGAAGCACCAGTTGCCAATCCGTGTAATGCTTTTGTAACTCTAACTGTACCACTACCTTCAAATACTTCTATACTATCAGTTTCTAACTGTTGACTTAATGTACCTTGAATATTGGCAGTAGCAGATGTTGCACTAGCAACTGCTGTAATTCTACAGCGAGTTTCTCCTATTAATATGTCTATGCCAATATGTTTTGATGTACTATCTGTATTAAAGTAATCTGCACTTGTTGTTAAGGTTGCACCATTACCAGTAGTTTGATTAGAAGATATAGTCATACCTAAAGGCTGAAAACTAAAATATGGCTGAAATATGTCATTGCCATCTCTTGATGTATCAAAATTAAAAGTAGATACAGTAAATGTAGTAAGACCAGTTCTTTCTAATATTCTTGTCTGAAATGTATTATGACATATAAACATAAGATCACCTTGCTGTGCAAAAGTAATCTCTTCAAGATAAGACGCTGATGTTGTGTTAACTAACCATGATTGACTTGTTAAGGACTGTATAGAAGATACACTTCCATCAGTAGGACTAATCTGGAATATTTCTATTCTTGTATTACTAAATGCTATTATATATTTCTCATCATCTGAGAATATAAAAGGTTCTATTCTTACACTTTGTCTTAAACTTGCTAGTGCTGTAAAAGAAGGATTACTGCCAAAGTTATGTAGTCTTTTAGTACCAGTTCTTTTCTTTAAACCACCTTCTGATCTAATAAAAAAGTTTCTAACTTCTTCTGCTGCATTTGTGTAAACTTTTGTATCTGTTCTTGATGTTAAAGCAGGACTAACTTCACCAAACTGAAAGTTATTTAATGGCACTCTTATTCTTGCCATTTAACTTCTCCTATCAGTAATAAATCTTCTTGTAGATAATCTTCTTGAAGTCTGTTGTTGTGAGTCTAAGTTTCTAGCTTTTGCTAATAATTGTTGTGCTTTCTGTTCTATTCTAACCATCAAGCCATCATCTCTTGCTATAGATGTAGCAAAGATAGAAGCTAAAGCATACTCTACTGCTAAAGAAAAATAACTTGGAAATGTATTTTCTTTTGCTCTAAATGTATAATCTGCAATCAGAGTATCTTGTGTAGATTGATCTGAAAATACTTTATCTCCATAAACAGTAAAATCTACAAGATTATCATTAACTGTAATTGTATGGACTACTAAAGTATCTGTAGGTAGTTGATGTGCAATAGTAAATCTGCCAGTTGGTGCATCTGTTAACTGTGCCAACTCAGCTTGTTCTGTAGCAAATCTCCATCTTGCACTAGATAAAGTTGCTCTAACAACATCTTCATACATATTTGTAGCAACAACTGCTTCACTACTACCATCTCCAAAACTTGTAATAGGTTCTGCACCAATAAGTATTAATGCTCTTGAAGCTATATCTATTGCTGAATTTGCTGCAGTACTTGTTGTCATATAAGATGAGGGGGATTACTCCCCCTCCCTTTTAATCGCTATCGGCTGTACTTAAGTCTGAACCATCACCACAGTCTATTGCTGTGGCTGATACAGATTTAACTACTGTAGCAGATAAAGTTTTATGGGTTGAATTAGCATCACATATAAGAACAACATCACCTTCTTTCATCATTCCTAATGCTGATTGACCATTCATCTCACCACCAGTTGCATCTGCTGTAGAAAAGTAGTTCGCTGCTCTTACTACAGATAAAGCATCATTTGAGGTGTAGTACCATAGATTAACACCACTACCACCTGCTAGTC